AATTTAGGTGGTTATTATATCTATGCCAATACAGTAACGCAAAGCATCAATGCCAATCTCGGCGCAACACAAATATGGGCCAATGCCAATATACAGACATTGTCGGCCAATTTGGGCGGTTATTATACCTGGGCCAATGCCAATGTGTCTGGTTTGTACTCAAACATACTAGGTTCAAATGCTAGTATACAAAGCATATCGGCCAACATCGGTGGGTACTACACATGGGCCAATGCCAACGTAGCTGGTTTGTACTCAAACATACTAGGTTCAAATGCTAGTATACAAAGCATATCGGCCAACATCGGTGGGTACTACACGTGGGCCAATGCCAACGTGGCTGGTTTGTACAACAGTATACTGGGCGCCAATGCCAATGCCGTGAGCCAGCAATCGTCTATTAATACCATTAATGCCAACATTACGGGTGCTAATTTACTGATATCTAGTTTACAAAGCAATATTGGCGGATATTATATCTGGGCCAATGCCAACGTTGGCGGCTTATACAACAGTATTTTGGGCGCGAATACCTCTATTCAAACACTGAGCGCCAACGTTGGCAGTTTTTACACCTATGCCAACTTGACGTATGGCACCAGCAGTTACGCCAATGCCAACGTTGCGGCATACTTCACTAGCGGGGCAAGCGGCAATATCAAAACCACTGCCAACGTGATTGCTACAACCTTTATGTTTGCCAATGGTGTAAACATATTGTCGACTATTGCACCCAGTAGTACCTACAGCAATGCCAACGTTGTGGCCAACTTACAAAACTATGTAACCAATATCAGTAGCACAGCCAATATCGCAACAACGGCAAATATGATAGCACCTAACTATCTATTTGCCAATGGAGTAAACATATCATCAACTATAAGTCAATTGAATAATGGTGGTTATAGTGCTACATTAAATAGTGTTGCGGGCAATGGAACATTAGAAGCATATTATCTATTAGGTGATACTGCTGTGTTAACTCAAGGCAGTTTTATCCTCACTTACGCTGGTGTTGCGAACAAGATGTTTGGTGTGAGTATGTTGAATGCTGGTAATGCTGCAATACAAGGCACACGTAGTTCGGCATTAGATACAAATTTATTAAGTTTTAATATTGCAACAGGCAATGTAACTGCGGTTGGAAACGTAGTTGCACCCAACTACTTGTTTGCTAATGGTGTAAACATTCTGAGCACTATCGCTCCGAGCAGTACCTATAGCAACACTAACGTGTCTGCTTATTTGAACACACAGACATTCTACAGCAACGCCAACGTTATTGCCAACTTACAAAACTTAACTACTAATGTGATTACAAGTGCCAACGTACAGGCAACATACTTTGTTGGTAACGGTGCTGCACTCAGTGGCGTGAACTATGCCAGCATTGGCAACATCTATGGTGCCAGCAGTAATGTGACCTTACAGGCTGGTAGTTATTCGTGGACATTTGACAACACCGGTAACTTGGTTATTCCAACAACCGGTAATATTGTGTACGCTAACGGCACAGTGTTTACAAGTGGCACAGGCGGTGGCACAAACTACAGCAATAACAACGTAGTGTCAATGTTGGCTGCTAATAGCTTGGTTGTGCTTGGCAACGTCAATACATATCCAACACAAAGCAACATTACGCAATTGTTTATTGGTGGTAATACAACTATCACTAGTGGTGGCGGTGCAAGTGCTGTTCAAACTCAAATATTAAACAACGCTTACTTTTTAAGTAATGGTGCGATGTTTGCTCGTAACACATATAGCGGCGGCGCAGGTCAATTCTATATTGATGGTGGTAACTTCTATTGGAACGCACAAAGTAGTGCAACTGCTAATACTGCAACTGGTATGGGCTCAAGAATGAGCTTGACCAGCACCTTATTGTCTACCATAAACAGTGTGGGTATTAATAGTGCTGGTTTAATTACTGCCAGTGCCGGTCTAGCAGTTAACAGCGCAACTGGTATTACAACCAACCAAGCATCAATTCCGCTAGTCAATACTACGGCAACTACAATCAACTTTGGCGGTGCAGCAACTACATTGACAATGGGTGCAGCAACTGGCACAGTCACTGTGGCTGGTAACTTGTTTGCTGGTAACAACTTGGGTGTAAACACTGGTAACTTGAGTGTTCGTGCTCAAGGCAACTGGAACGTGCTTACAATCTCCGGTGTTGCTGGTGGCTACAACAGTCCTCCTTATACCAACCAAGCCTTAACCGGCGGCTCGGGTACGGGCATGACTGCAAACTACAGTTCAGTGGGCGGCTATATCAGCACCATCACTGTAAACAACCCTGGCACAGGATACAAGAACGGTGATGTGCTAACAGTTCCAGGCGGGCTTGGTTCTACTGTTATTCTAAGTCAATATAACTCTGCTATTGCCGGAACACTTGGTGGAGCATCTAGCTTTACGTTTACCATGGACGGTTCGCTATTACTTCCAGGCAACGTATCACATGCTACAAACTCTGTTATATTCGGCGACTTTACCAACAGCACAGTAAACTATAGAACCATATTCCGTCCGCTAGCGGCCAATAGTAACCCTGGTATATATGCGGCTCCAACAGGCACAGGTACTGCGGCCAGCTGGCAAGCCAGTAACAACAGTGACCTGACTAATACCAGCAAGATTCTAATTGCCACAAATGGTACTACTGATGTGCAATTGGTGTCGGGCATTAACGGTTCGGGCACATACTTGCCCTTAAGTTTCTATACCAACGGTAGCAATCAAATGCAGTTAGGCACTGCAGGTAACCTGTCGATGGTGACTGGTGGTAATATTGCAACCACAGGTAACGTCATTGCTGGCAACGTGATTGCTACACAATATGGTAATAGCATTGGTACCACTGCAACATATACTGGTAACGTAACAGCCAACTACTTTGTGGGTAACGGCTCCGCACTGACTGGTATAACAGCTAACGTAGCCGGTAACATCTACGGTACAAGTACTAATGTCACAATCATTGCTGGCACATACTCAAGTACATTTGCCAACACAGGTGTGGTAACAATGCCCAACGTTACTGTCACTGGTAATTTAACAATAGGTAATGTTACAACCACAATGGCCACGAACGGTTACAACAACTGGAGGGCCAACACCTACGCCAATGTTGATAACATAAGTGCCAGCGTATTCTCAAATGGTGTTCCAGCAGTTAGTAGTATAACTGGAACACTAAACTACTTCTGGAGTTCAGTTACAAACCTAACTGGTGGTAAATTCTGGGGCAACACCAGCACGGGTGGTGCGGTCACAACTACACCAACAGTTGTTGGCAGCGTCAATGGCCCGTTGGGCAGTGGCGGTGATACCGTTACAGTAACATTCCAAGATCAAGACTTAAAACGTATATATACTATAACTTATGCTCAAACCGTTGGTAGCGGAAATTGTGCCATTGTGGCTACGAGAATATTGTAATGATCATTTCCAATATCACAATTGCCAACATTCCCTACATAGTGGATGTCAAACCCGGCATTGCTGGCAGTTTGAGTTTTCCTGGCGGTAACTCGGGAACAAACATGTTGGTATTGAATCCGGGATTTACTCCGGGTACCGGATCATACACAATTGAGGGTTGGATTCGATTGCCCAACTTCACTAGTGCTTACGGCATAGTTGGTGCCACTGCAACCAATGGATTCAGTTTGTTTGTGACCAATTCCACCACATTCACAACAGACAAATACGGTGGTGGAGGCCAGTTTAGTTACACAGTTCCCACCATGACGGCCAATACCTGGTACTATTTTGCTTTAGTGCGTAGCAGTACAACTGAAACCCTGTTTCTTGGCACCACACCGGGCGGTACTGCAACTAGAAGCTCTAGTGGCACATTCACAAACAGTCTCAACTACTCGGTCTCTACAACACAGATAGGTTCATACTATGGTCAGTGTTGGCCAGGATACATGACCAACTTGCGAGTGGTAGTTGGTACTGCAGTCTATAACCCAAATTCCGTCAGCATCACAGTGCCGTCAGATCCACTGACTGCCATAAGCGGTACACAGTATCTGATGTTGGGAGCGTCCACTACCACAGATTCCAGTGGGTATAATACTGTCACAGTAACCGGCACTGTGACACAAACATCAGTTAAACCGTACTAATATATGATCATAAGCGGAGTTAAATTAAGCGGAGTTGGGTTTGTGATTGATCAACAACCCGTTGCGACGTCGGGCCTGCAACTGTATCTTGATGCTGCCAATTCCACAAGTTATCCTGGCTCGGGCACTACATGGTACGATCTAAGTGGTAACGGCAACAATGTCGCCATGCAGAATTCGGGCAGTATCAGTTACACCGGTACTGGTGGTGGATACTTTGCAACTGGCAGCAACGGATACTTTCTCAATGCCTCGCCTACAAACATTCCCACCGGCAACACCAATTATACATTGAGTGCTTGGGTACAGTTTGGCGCAACTTGGCCCGTTGTGGGTGGTATAATTGGCATTGGTACCGGTTATGGTACTACCAATGCAGTAAATGCCTTTAGAACTACTGGTACCAATGGATTAGTTAACTATTGGTGGGGAAATGATTTGAGCGGCTCCAGTAGTCTAAGTCCGGCAACTCAGTGGTTCAATGCAGTTGCAACTTATGATGGTACCACTCGTAGGATCTATGTCAATGGGGCACAAATCACATCAGGTGCAACCACAGGTCACAATGTCACCAATAGTCAGATCACAATTGGCCTGACTTGGCCCACACAAAACGAATACCTGCAGGGCAATATCGGACAAGCATTAATTTACAATCGTGCCCTGAGTGTGGCAGAACTGGCACAAAACTATGCCACAACTAGGATCAGATATGGTGTATAAAGTCTTGATTTAGCCCAAAACTTCATGTATAATAGCATGATGCTGAACTCGATTTTAGACACAGTTAATACATTACTTCCGGCAAAGAGACGAACCAATGGCACAAGTGGTTGGATCAGTTTCAACGCTGTGTGTTGCCATAATCGAGGCGAAAGCCAAGATACCCGTGGACGTGGCGGCATAATTGTCAATCCCACGGGTGCTATAAGTTACAGTTGTTTCAATTGTAATTATACTGCCAACTATACCCCTGGCAGGCATTTAAACTACAAATTTCGTAAATTATTAACATGGTTGGGCGCAGATGATAACACAGTAAAACGACTGGTCATTGAAGCTATTCGCATTCGTGAACTGGTTGAGCCTGAAAAGGTTGAAGAAGTCAAAGAAGAAATTACGTTCAAACCCCGCCCCTTACCGGCAGAAGCACAGACTTTTCAGGCACTGGAAACGTTTTATCAATTGAAGGGTGATGCTGCAACAGGAAGCCCTCCGCATCATGCGCCTGTGTTGTATATGGCGCAACGTGCGATAGATTTAAACAAATACGAGTGTTACTATACTCCCGAGCAACAATACAATTTACATCGACGGGTGATAATTCCGTTCACTTGGCAAAACGAAACGATTGGTTATACGGCACGAGCATTTGATGCACAAGTCAAGCCCAAGTATCACTCTAGTTATGAACCCAACTATGTGTTTAATACTGACCGGCAATTGCCCAACGCAAAGTTTGTTGTTGTTTGCGAAGGCCCCTTGGATGCCATGAGCATTGACGGGGTAGCAGTATTAAGCAACGAGTGTAGTGAAGTGCAGGCCGACATCATTGACAGTCTTGGCCGTGAAGTTATCGTGGTTCCTGACTATGATCGTGCCGGCATGCGCTTGGTAGACAATGCACAAGAATATGGCTGGAGCGTGAGTTTTCCCTTATGGTTTGGCACATTCAAGGACATCAATGAAGCTGTGATCAAGTATGGAAAATTGTTTGTGTTAAAAAGCATACTCGAAGCACGGGAATCGAGTCGATTAAAAATTGAGATAAAAAAGAAAAAATTAAATCATGCTCTATAATACAAACAAACTCTTGTATCAAATCCGCGGGCAAACAGTTGATAAATGGGGCAAAGATCAAACCGGGGCAATAAAATATAAAATAAATAATTATGGATTTAGAAGTTCAAAAGAGTATGACTGGGTTCCTGACTATGCTTTTTTTGGTTCTAGTTCGGTATTTGGTATCGGGGTAGATGAAGATAAGTGTTTGGTATCTTACTTTGATAATGCACAAAATTATGGTATTGCTGGAAATTATTTAAATAATGACAGTGTTGTAAATTTAACAAACTTTGTGAATTCACCAATTTACAACAATACCAAAATAATCTTTTTTTGGACCGAACGTGCCCAACACGAAGACATAGCTTGTCTGATTGATCAAGTCAATCAAGTTGTAGATCATGTGATACATATAAGTCAGGGCAAAAAATACCCCGGAGCGATAAATTTAATGCCACAAATTGATTTTGATGTCAGTAACACTCATCCAGGTCCCAAAACACACAAATTATGGGCCAAAACAATAAAACTACTGTTAAATGAATAGTCCTAAAATTTGCATTGTGTATAATGGCGGGTCCGGTGGAGATTTTTTAGTGTCATTGTTGTCTCAACACAAAAATTTTAAACTGGACACAAACGGCATGGTGTTAAATCCACCCGGACGCACATTCAAAGACGCATGTGAGAAATTTTTTTTAGCAAAGTTCAAAAACTTTGAACAATTGAATTTTGATCCAATCGTTAATACACATTATTGCTATAAAGAAATCATTGACCTATTCCCTGAATGCAAATTCTATTTTATTGATGATAGTGACTACATAGATGTAACAACAGAAATTTATATACATAAACGCATAATTTCATGTAAAAAAACATTGTTTGAATGGTTACTGGAAACTAATTCTTTTAAACACATCAACAAGATAAAAAATTTAAGCGATGCACACATAACAATTATAATAAAAAACGATTATAAAAAATGTTTAAAAGAATGGAAAAAATTAAAGTTAATTAGAATTGACTTGCATGATTTGGTCAATAAAGAAAAATGTCGTAATCTAGTTAACTCTATGTTACAATCAACTGTCAACAATGATCATTTTGATTCAATATATGATGCTTGGTTTAATAAAAATACAAAATTAATTTCAAAAATAATATGATAAAAGAATACACCCCAGACTTGCAAAAGTTATTTCTAGAAATGATGATGCAGGACGCAAGTAGTTATGTACGTGTACAAAACATTTACAATCCCGAAAACTTTGATCGCAGTTTGCGAGCAGTGGCCGAATTTATCAAAACACATACCGATGCACACAAAACCATGCCTACCCTGGAACAAATACGTGCCACAACCGGAGTCGAGCTCAAGCCAGTGCCCGAGCTAAATGAAGGACACTACGAGTGGTTCATGCAAGAGTTTGAAGGCTTTACCCGACGTCAAGAACTGGAACGTGCGATTTTAAAAGCTGCCGACATGCTGGAAAAAGGCGACTACGATCCAGTGGAGAAGTTGATCAAGGATGCAGTTCAGATCAGTTTGCAAAAAGACATGGGCACAGATTACTTTGCCGATCCTGCGGCACGTATCAATAGGTATTTTAATTCGGGCGGACAAGTGAGCACAGGTTGGCCGCAAATGGACAAGTTGTTGTATGGTGGATTCAGTCGAGGCGAGCTGAACATATTTGCTGGTGGATCAGGTTCGGGCAAGAGCCTGGTCATGATGAACATAGCACTGAGTTGGCTACAAGCCGGCTTGAGTGGTGTTTATGTCACGCTAGAGTTGAGTGAAGAACTAACCAGTTTGAGAACTGATGCCATGCTGACCGGTACGGGCACAAAAGACATACGCCGAGACATTGACACCACCACAATGAAGGTGCGCTTGGTGAGTAAAAAGGCCGGACAGTATCGAGTCAAGGCACTGCCGGCACAGAGCACAGTGAACGACATACGCAGTTATTTAAAAGAAGTACAAATACAAACCGGGATACGAGTGGACTTTGTCATGGTGGACTACTTGGATCTAGTGATGCCGGTATCGGTCAAGGTGAACCCAAACGATCAGTTTATCAAGGACAAGTATGTGGCCGAAGAATTACGCAACTTGGCCAAAGAACTCAACATCTTGTTGGTGACTGCCAGTCAGTTGAATCGTAGTGCCGTAGAAGAAGTGGAATTTGACCACAGTCACATTGCCGGCGGTATCAGTAAGATTAACACAGCTGATAATGTATTTGGTATCTTTACTAGTCGTGCTATGCGTGAACGTGGCAAGTATCAAATACAGTGCATGAAGTCAAGATCAAGTACAGGTGTAGGCAACAAGATTGATCTCGAATACAACATTGAAACCATGCGTATCACCGACCCCGGGCCAGATGCTAACGAAACCGGATTTGGGCCACCCAAGGCCAGTATCATGGATCAAATCCGTGGCGATACTAAAACATTGCCTAGACCCGAGGCCCGACCCGGAACAGGATTGGACATACCCACAGTCAGTGCCGAAGTACAAAGTAGTAAACTCAAAAGCATGTTGGCAGGACTAAAGAGTAAATCAGAATGATTGATCAAAATTTAATTAATTCAAATGTTAATGCTTTTAGAGAAAGCCTAGTCAATAGAAAAGACATTGGGCTTAACTATGTTTACGTGCTAAGTAATATCTTTACCAATGACATGATTGAAAAAATTAAACAAGAATTTGATTCTAACACTACCTGGAATAATGTTCATCTTCAAGAAAATTTCCCACGTAAAGCAATACCGTGGAAGCCTGATTCAGTAATTGAAGAAGTGTATATGGTATTTCAATCTCTTGAAAAAGAAGTATCTAACATATTTTCACGGCAGTTAAAATTTCAAAGTGTTAATTTTTGGCAAGACTCCACTGGATATACAATAAACCCGCATATTGACAACGATAGAATCTCCGTTGCGATTCAAGTTTATATTAACGACGCTGATCCAATGTTAGGAACTGAAATGCACAAAAACGGCAATGTGTTTTACAAGTTACTTTGGCAATCAAATACTGGATACATTCTTAACAATATACCAGAAAGTATACACAGTATGTTAACTCCAGCTAACACTCTAAGACAACATATCTATGTAATCTATAAATGATTGAATTTCAAGATATTCGAGATGTGCATTTAGAAATTTCTAGCCTATGTAATGCTAGTTGCCCGTGGTGCCCTAGAACATTTTGGGGCTATCCATACAATGGCGGGTATCCTGAAGTAAATCTTACATTAGAACACGCCAAAAAAATCTTTACCAAAGAGTTTTTAAAACAGTTAAACAGCATCTATATCAATGGTAATTTTGGAGATATTGTAATGAATCCCGAAGGTGCTGATATAGTTGAATATTTTCATAACTCCAACCCTAATTTAATCATAACCATTAGCACCAACGGATCTGCTAGGTCAAAAGAATTTTGGCAACAACTGGCAAGAAATAAAGCAAGAGTTTTATTTTGTATAGATGGATTAGAAGATACTCATCATCTATATAGGCAAAATACATCGTGGACTACTGTTATTAAAAATGCCCAGATGTTTATATCTGCTGGTGGAGTTGCTACATGGAAATTTATTAAGTTTACACATAATCTTCACCAAATTGATGCATGTCGAACAATGTCAAAGGAAATGGGATTTAGTGGGTTTTCTTTAGTTGACGATGGGCGAAATACAGCACCAGTATTTAATAAACATGGTGAACTTACTCATGTACTGGGTAATTATTCAGGCGAGACAGAATTTAAGGTTTTATTCCATAAGAAAAAGACAGATTTAATTTTACTAGAAGATATTACTCCCGGCAGAAAACCTAAAAATAAAATAAACTGCAAAACCAAGCAAAGAAAATCCGTGTATGTGGCTGCAAACGGTGATGTGAGCCCTTGTTGCTGGACAGGATTCTACCCCAAAACCTACGGGGCAGGCCAATATCATCAAGCAACTAATGCACAATTGACTCCTTTAATCAGTAAAAATAATGCATTAGAATACTCTTTTCGAGACTGTATTGCATGGTTTGCTAATATATCAGATTCTTGGAACAAACTATCATATGAATCTGGTAGGTTAGTCATATGCGATGATGTCTGCGGAATAATATAAATATAACATAGATTGGAGTAAATCTTGCAGAAGCGGACCCATAGCATCTTAGAAGAATTGGCCACAATGAGTCCTCAACGAGACCGACGTAGTCTTGTCGAGAGTCGTGCCAATAATGTGATTTCTAGTGCTATAAACTTGCTAAACTACATACGAGAGAACTATGATGCTGAATCGGCAGCCGAACTAGAACGCAGACTCTTGAATAGTATCCGCACACAAGATCCCAATAAATTCACCCGCGGGGTACGGAGACTAGACCAAAATGAAAATTAACACAATATTAACCGAACGAGCCATGATCCGCGAAGAAATTCTTCGAGACAGCACCTATCAAGAATTCTATGCCTTGGGCATGTTGTTGCAAGAATATGCCATGACACAACAACAGATTCAACAGTTGTTTCAACAAGTGGCCGACGGCGCTGCCAAGGGCGGTAACGTGGATCGCGAAGGTGATGCCCCGGCCAGCAATCGAACTCTATTGGGCAAAGGTGCCGACGTAGCCGGTTCTGTAGCCAAGGCTTACCAAGGTGTTAAAGAATATATTGGCAAAACAGGACCAGTAAAAGGTCTTGATGCCATGATTGACAGTGCTCAATCACAAATTTTAAAAGCCGCTGGCGGCGAGCAGGGCAAAGCGTCACAGGCCATAGAGTTCTATCGCGAACTCAGCAAGGTGCCGGGCATGGCTTATGCGGTCAAAGGTATTATATTAGCACTTGCTGGCTTGGCCGGATCAGGACTAGGCCCTATAGGCATTGCAGCCGGCTTGAGCTTTGCCAACAAGATGTTGCAAGGTGACAAGTTTTCCAGTGCAGTAATGGGTGCCATTGAAACTGGTGGCATAGTGGCCGGCATACAAACGTCCAAAGAACTTTTGGGCGGTGCTGGATTTGATGCTGGTCAAGGACAAGATTTGGGCGGCAATAACACTGGCGCATTTGATGCCGGTCAAGGGCAAGATTGGGACAATGCCACTGCAGGCCCGGTAAACGCAAATGACAGTTTGGGCAATGGCGAAGAAGTTGTGCCCGCAACCGGCGGTGAGTACGACTTTGCGGCTCACTCGCATGACTATACAGTTAAGCCTGGCGACAACTTATCTACAATACTAGATAAAAACAACATCAATCCCGAGTTGGCAAGAAAGCTCAATCCTGAATTATTTGGCCCCAACGGTAACCCCAATGTACTGCAAGCTGGACAGATAATTCGATTGCCCGATGCCGATGCATTGGATGACATGAACAAAATGATTTATACTGGCCCCGGGGACAAAATTGGCCAATATCACGGACAGTACGAGCCAGGCAATCCCTACAGTCTAGACGCTACACACATACAAAAACAAATAGATGCAGGCCGTTACGGTTCAGATAATGGTATGGCTGCACAACGTATAGCACAAGACACCGGCGCCAACGCTCCGGCTGCCAACACTGGTGGAACTGGGCCAGGGCTTGACAACATGGGACAACCTGCAGGAACCACTCCCGAAGGTAATCCAATAGTGGTCAAGCAAGCACCTCCATTGGCTCCATCAGATGGAACTATAGATCCCAAAACAGGATATGTAAAAGGCAACCCTTGGGGCAAACCTGGTACACGCAGTATAACTTCAAGTTACCAAAACCCCAACAAAATGATTGGCGAGTCTGCGGGTTTTTATTTTATTGACCGTGAAACAACTGCACGTCGTTGGGTACTAAACGAACAACTGGGCCGTCCACGTGGTGGAGTATATATTACTCAAGAAGGAGTTGAGGCACTATTCAAAGAAGTAGCACGTCGCTCACAGGTTAACGAAGGTCCTATGTTGGACAAACTGAAAAGTTTTAATCAAAAGGCCAGCCAAGCAATTGGTAGAGTCACTGCTCCCATCAAGAAGGCTGCCAAAGCCGGATGGGAGTCGGCTACAAACAAGATTACCTACAAAGATTTAGATTTAAACTGGCGTAGAAGTGCCAAGTTAAATAAAGAAGCATCGGTGGATAGCGAACAAGTGATTGCATTTTTAAAGAAACAAGGTGTTAAAGATCCTTTGATTGCATCATCATTTACGGCCTTGGGTCTGCAAGCACCACAACCCAAAGTTCAACCCAGCCTGGCACAGGGCCAAGTTGGGGGTGCGGCTCCTGCAACAACAAGTCAAGCCAGTGCACAACAGGGTGAACCTGTGTCTCAACCGTCATCAAGCTACTACAGTGATGCACCAACACAGGCACAATCACAACCGGCAGGTGGTAACGGTGCCATAAACATCAACATCACAAATAAAAACAAGAACAAAAATA